TCCCATTCTTCAACATAACTCAATGCAAATTCTCTTTGTCTTTTTTGATAATCACCATTTTTAATCCTTGAATCAAAGTGATTATCCCATTTTGGTATAGACCAACTCATCTCGCCTCAGCTCCTCTTACATCTCTTTTACATTTTATACAAGGCGAATTAGGATACCATTGTGCTTTTGTAATTCTATCTCTAAACGCTGTGTAAAATTTACTAGTGTAATTTAAAAATAAATCAGGTTCTTTTTCTAAATTACCTACTTCCCATTTAGTATGTAATTCTGGTGTTAACATATCACAACAAGCTGTCATACTACCATTATAATCTATATAAACACCTTTATTCATACTTGTACATGGTTGTGTTCTTGTATAATTTGTATCTAATACTGTGCCTGCTCTATTTACACCATTGTTCCAATAATTTCTTGCATGTATTTTACCTTTAAATCTATCTGGTAATTTATGTATAATCCATTCTTTATTTTGTTGGCCTTCTTTTTCTATTCTAGGTGCTCCTAATTTATCACATATTTTATTAATTCTTTTAAACACCTCGTCTTCGTCAAATGCTGTGGCACCGTTTTTCATGTATGCTTGAAAGGCAAAATTACTAACACCAGCTTCTAGTAATTGCTGATGATATTCTTTATTCATATAATCTGAATTAGTATTAAGACTTATGTTTGCATTTGGTAAATAACTTCTAGCAATCTTAATTTTTTCTATGATGTATTTTTTGTGAGATGTAGGTTCGTGATACCTACTGAAATCTAAACGACCATTAAAATCAATAGAAGCTAATTGTTTCATAATATTTTCATACACTTCATCTTTCATAAAAATAGTATTTCTCATATCTCGTCTATTCACACTATCTAACGATAAAGGACAAAATGTACAAGTTCTATTACAATAGTTATGCGTACCTATTTCAACAGAGGTAATGTTCTTTTTAAATAATTGTGCTGATTCTTTATTGTTCATCTTTAAGTTTGTCTATGTATGATTCAAACTCTAAAGCAGGCATTGGCTTACTAATCCACTCTTGTTTACCAAAATCTTCTTTAGGATTATTAATGGGTTCGATTATTTTAAATAACATATATCTTCTTGTACCTGCACCAGTAGGTGGTATTTCTTGGTGAAAACAATGATATTCTTTACCTAGTTGTTTTACTTTATCTAATATTCTTAATAATGTTTGCATTAATTATCCTTTTTCATTACGACTAAATTTAAAATTTGTCTGTTTAATTGTGAAGTTACTTCGGTAACACCGTGCCAACCATCTTCGCCATTTTTAAATAATAAAGATGTATTACCATCATTTCTATATTGTTGTTTGTGTGCAAAATCCTTAGGTTCTGGATTCATTTGTTCTACTAGTTTGCCTTTATAGAATACAGTTTGACCACCACAGCTATCGTCCCAACCGTCTGGCATGAAGTAAATAAGATGGCTACCTAATTTACCAGGAGTATCAACATGAGGTGATATATCTTTTCCATTTTTTCCAATATGCCAATCAAGTCTATATTTAAAATTATAACCTGGTATTTGTAGTGTTTCTTTTATCCAATCTGAATATTCTTTACTGTATAAAAGTTTTTGTGAAAAATCGTCCCATATTTCAGGCAACTGATTTCTTTCTATCATATATTGGTCAAATAATGGACTATCTTTCCATGGTGTGTAACAAAAAAATAATCTAATGTGTTGTCTTTGACCATGTTTTCTAGGTGTTTCGTGGCCTTCTTTTTTAAATAAACTTTCAGACGGCCATTCATCTCTTAAATCTTCCCAATCTTCTACAAACCCATTAATAAATTTATGTGGTGTGTAACCATCGGTTGTCATTAATGTATCTGGAATATTAATCATCTAGGTATCTCTGTGTGTGGTATATGTAGCTTACTTCTAATCTTTGCCTTGTCTTCTCGTTCAGTTACATAATATCCTTCAATATGTGTGTAGCCTTTTTCTTTAGCCCAATATACTCTTTTATGGCCAGTTTGTACATATAAACCAGGTCTTACATCACCATTAGCTTTTAAATGTTGTGGAGTTTTGCCTCTTTTTAATCTTTCTTGTACCCATTCTTCCGTATGAGGCGATACTGTTATAGGGTAAATCATACCATGTTTCTCAAAACTTTCCCAATAATTAAACTCATCCATTCTATTTTTCAACCACTCATTGGTTGGCATTAAGATAAGTTCGTCTAAATCAAATTCTCTAAAATCGTCAAATAAATTTTCAGGTCTTTTATTTGCCTTTAATACTATTCTCATAACCAACCTTTTGTATAAAATAACTATCTGCTATATCAGATACAGGATTACCAACTTTGTCTGTACCTAAAATAGATTTCACATCAATATTTGTTTCAGCTACAAATGCGTTATACATCATTTCTTTGTCCGCATTTCCTTTTCCCGTAGCGCCTTTTTTAACCACACTCGGGACAACTGTATCATAAGGGATTTGTTCTTCTTGTAATCTGTACTTGAGGATTCCACAGTTCTCGGCAATTTGAAATATGCCTTGACCTTTCGAACCATAGGAGTAACCCTCAATATATACCAAAGGGTTAATGAGTGGAGAAATAATATCCAATGCAAAGTCAGATATATATTTAAATCGTTCAATCGGGTCTTTCCATTCTTTATGTTCATAACCTACTATCTCCTCACTCATCATTCCAATATACTTCTTTTTAGAAGTCAAATAATAAAACATTAAACCTGCGTCACCATCTATATTTACACAGATAGCAGGACTTGTTAAACTATAATCAATTCCAATTATCGTCTTCGTTACTGTCGTCATTGTTTGTCCAAAGTTCTTCTTCTTCTTCATTTTCAACCTCATATCCACAAAATGGGCAAGTTAGAGGTTCTAAATCTTGTTCCTCAATATCCCATACTACGGTATATTTAGTTTCGCAGGACGAACAGTTTTTTTGTCTTTTTTCAACCATTATAGTTTAAATGCTTTAAATTGATCCTTCTTAACATCTTGTTTGATACCACCAATAACATATGATTCAATCTCTGTTTCTTGTGGTGCATTTTGTGTACCCTTTGAATTCAGCCAATGGTCTACCCACGGAAGTGGATTTACTTTTTGGTCGTATTGTGGTGTTAGGCCGATTGCCTTCATTCTTCGATTGGCCATATATTCTACAAACTGGTGTAACAGTTTTTCGGATAGTCCAATCATACTTCCTTTGGAAAATAGATATGTTGCCCACCTTTTCTCCTCTGTCAATGCGTCATCATACATTTTATATAGGTCTTTTTCACATTCTTTTCTAATCTTTAACATATCTTTATCATCATTACGGTCATGCCAGTTGTTAATGATAGTTTGTGACATTGCAAGGTGTTGACTTTCATCTCTTGCAATAAAAGAAATAATCTTAGCAGAACCTTCTAACATTTTAAGTTCACCAAATGCAAAGCTACAAGCAAACGATACATAGAATCTAAGACCCTCTAATATGTTTACTGTACACATAGCAAGATACATTTTCTTTTTAAGTTCATAAAGGTCAACCTTATCTTTATTAAGGTGCCATCTATAACCCATATCAATTAATTCATCATATGCTTTTGTAACTGAGGCACTTCTAGCTTCAATCTTTTCATCATGTATGATAGTGTCAAATACTTCATTTGGATTAGAATATAAATTCTTTATAATGTATGTATAACTTCTACTATGGATTGTTTCCATGAAATCCCATGTAATAATACAACCCTCTAATTCAGGATTAGATACAAATGGTAAAAATGCCAAACACGGACCTCTACCTTGTACACTATCTAACATAGTTTGATACTTTAAGTTAGATGTAAATATAAATTTCTGTTGTTCATTTAAGTTTAGATAGTCGTTTCTATCTTTCTGCAATGATACTTCTTCAGGTCTCCAGAAATAACCTAATTGTTGCTGGTTTAATTTGTCAAATATAGGATACTTCATATCACTATATTGTTGGACTTGTAAGTCTTCACCAAAAAACATTGGTTGTTTCGTCACATCTAGTCCTTTTTCTCTGTTAAATACATTCTTTGCCATTATTCTTTTCTCTCCTCTAAATCATAAAAAAACTTGTCGTCATCACCAGCTGTCCACTTTTGTTCACTTTCTACACTATACTCCTGCGTGGACACATTAAAGTCTGGAAACTTTAACTCACTAGGTGTATAACTCTTATCATAAAATATTACTCTGTTGTTCGGTTGAGCCGCAAAATAACCATTTTCTAATTTCAAAATGTTAAATGACTTATGTTGACTTGGTACTTCACTATAAGTCACATTTCTTTCTAAGTTCGTACTATTCGCATTATCTATTGTAAACATATACCAACCTTGATACCATTTTTTACTTGGCGACAAATATTTACATTGATTGCCTGAAAGCATTTGCTTTTCAATAACTGTAATATCATAACTAAAACAGTCCCATAACTGGAGTTCAGTTAACGGAACATCCTCCTTTATATCTTTCTTCCATACAAATGCACTTATTGGTAACTTATCATACAGAGCACCATACTCTGGTATATAAGTTTCAAAGTAAAGTGCTCTACCTTGAATTGATTTTGCTGTTACCCAAATGCCCTCGACTAGTTCGCCGTGACCTTTGTTACCATCATATAGATACTCTTTCTTAACATACACATCAACATGAGGTGTATTGACACACAAATATGCCATATTGTTACCTTTCTATATTGTACAGCTATCGCAATCTTCGTCTTCTAATTTATTACTTAAAATTTCAGAGCCGTAATTTTGCAATGGTTTATCTTCTTTTACTTCGTCTTTCCAACCTATACTATGTGTAGGTTCGTCTATATCTTTCTTAGCGTCATATGTATTCTGATAATAAGAAGTCTTCCAACCGTATTTGTATGTGTTCAATAAGTCTTGAGCCATTACAGATACAGGTACTTGATTGTCTTCGTAATTTTCAGGATTATATGACCAGTTGCCAGATATAGCTTGGTCAAAATACTTTTGCATTACTGCAACGATATTTATATATCCTTGATTGTCTTCCATATCCCATAATAAAGTATAATTATTCTTTAATGTAGAATACATTGGCACGATTTGTTTAAGAGTTCCTTTTTTAGACTTCTTAATACTTAAATAATCTCTTGGTGGTTCAATGCCGTTAGTGGCATTGGAAACCACACTAGAGGATTCAGATGGCATTTGAGCTGAAAGTGTGCTATGTCGCAGCCCATTTTTTTTGATTTGAGTCCTTAACCATTCCCAATCGTAAGTGAGTTTTCGTTTAACGAGTTCATCTACTTCAGGTTTGTAAGTATCAATCGGGAGGATACCATCTGAATATTTTGTTCTATCAAAAAATTCATTCTTACCTTTTTCTGTAGCAAGAACATTTGAATGTTTTAATAGATAGAATTGGAATGCTTCTGTTAGTTCATCTACTAACTTCCAAGCTTGTTTGTCTGAATACTTTACTTTATTCTTTGCGATATAATGTGCAAGACCAATATAACCAATACCTAAACTTCTTCTAGCTTTAGTAGAAATCTCGGCAGCCTTAACAGGATAAAGTTGATGGTCAATAATTTCATCTAAACTTCTTACTGCAAGTTCACATAATGGTTCTAGTTCTTCAACATTATTAATTTTACCAACATTGATTGCACTTAAAATACATAAAGCAATCTCACCTGCACCGTCAATATGTTGAATAGGGTCAGTTGGTAATGTAATTTCTTGGCATAAATTTGACATTGTAACTCTATCTTTAAAACTAGAGTGAGTATTACAATGGTCAATATTCATTATGTAGATACGGCCTGTTTCTGCTCTTTCTTTGAGCATGTCCATAATAAGTGTTTGTGCATTGACTTTTGTTTTTGAAACACTTGTTTTTCTTTCTGCTGTGGTGTATAGTTCGTCAAATGCTTCAGTACCCCATGCTTCGTACAATTCTGGCACTTCGTGTGGGCTGAACAAGGTGATGTCTTCATTATTAATAAACCTTTCATAAAATATTTTAGATAACTGAATTGAGTAATCTAATTTTCTAACTCTGTTATCCTCAGTTCCTTTATTGTTCTTTAAAACAATAATGTCTTCTATTTCTTTGTGCCAAATAGGGAAGTGAACCGTTGCACTCCCTCCACGAACACCATTTTGAGTACAGCACTTGACCGTTGCCTCAAACTTTTTGAGGAAAGGTATAACTCCTGTGTGTTGGACTTCACCGCCT